TAAGTCACGACACAGTGCAGCAATATACCACAACACATCACCAATCTCTGCAGCTATAGCATCCTTGTTAAACGTACCATCACGCAGCATCTTTTTAATCTTGCCCTGTACCTCACCTGCTTCATTGCCCAAGCCCAACGCAGGGTAAATGATAGGGTCAGTGTAGATAGCTGTCTTGACTGCTTCTTGTTGGTAGTACCCCATGTCCATGATGGGTGATTGCATATCTGCAAAGTGGTCCATGTCTTCCTTTGTTATCATTGTCTCTCCTTAACCATTAAATTCTGTATTCTAATATCATCTACGTCATGCATAAGATTACTAACCAAATCGTGTACATCTTCTACATGTCCTTCTTCGTGGGCAGATAAAAAGTTATTATCTTCATCTACCTCCATCACATAAGTGACACTGAACTTGCGTATCATTTGTGCTTCTCTTTGTATACCTCAATTAGTTTTTTCAGATACCACTCTGCCTTTTGCAAATCTTCTAGGCCACCCTTGTAGTCATACCTCCATACGTACTTTAGTATGTTGCCCTGTAGGTAGCCCTCTTTGTTATGGTTAGTTGCAGCCATGATAGCATCAATGCATTCTACTCCACCCTTGTTATAATGCGGTGGGCTGTTCACTAAGTCTTCTTGCATGTTATCCCAATCCTTGAACAATTCTTCTACATCAAAATCTAAATCAAACTCTTCTTCTAAGTCTTTGCTCATGCTTCACCCATTGTCTTTGTCCACTTGGTTAACGTGATTACATTACCATCTGTTGTATACTCCATATTTTTACCGACTTCAAGCTCTGATTCAGCAAATTGTTTAGGAAACATTTCTTTTACCAATTCTATTCTGGCATCCTCGAAGTAATCAAACAGTTCTGGATAGTCAGTTATAACATTAGTAGATGCTGCCATAGTCAGAGCAAGATCCATTGCTGCTCTCATTGCTAGAGGGTGATGGGTTTCACCAAACACTAGGCCAGTCTTTAGCTCACCTTCCCATTCACCTTCTTCATTGAACTCAGGTCTTACTATTATAGCAACTTCACCATCTTCTATTTCGTGACCCATTAGGATCTCCTTTTAACTATGACACGCTGCTCTTTCATGCGCTTGCCTTTTTCTAGTAGCCAACCTTCAGGTATCACACGATGCGCCCACTTGAAGTTCTTCTGTTCACACCAGTCGCAGTACCTAGACTTAGCTCCTTTGTACAACCTGGCTTTAGCGTTACTGAATACAAATCTTATATCTAACTTAGGATGCTGTCTTTGTATTTCAATATGCTTACGTCTGTCTGCTGCACTAAAGATACCTTTTGTTTCTATTATAATACCGTTGTCTAATTCAAAGTCTGGTGTGTATGTACGATAGCGTAAGTCTTCCCACTCTATCTTTATCTTCTCATACTCTACCGTCCTTTGTCTAGTCTTGAGGAAAGCAGCAGCCTCTTGTTCGAGGCCACTACGATATAACCTTTTGTTATGTCTCCTCTGCTTCACTGACTTCTTCTTCTTTGTCTGCTGCAGCAACAATCATAGCAGCAAGTTGATTCATACGCCCATCTAAAATAGATGTCAAATACCTATGACGATCTGCTTGATCTTTTACATAAGCAACTTCAGTGTAGATCTTGCTTTGTTCTTCGTTGAAGTCTTCTGTGTAGTAGTCTTTTTCATCAATAGTAATTTTAGCCATTAGTATCTCCTATAAATATGTAGTCCACTTCTGGTGGATTGGCTGATTTAGATACCCTTGAGGGTAATGTTTTTAATGTGTCCCAACACTTGTGTTTAAAGTTACAGAACTTACACGCTGCGTTGAGTACAAGATTGCCAGATTGTTTCTTATAGTATGTCTCAGGTACAGGTTCAAAGCATCTTTCGAATGGTTCATCTTTCTCTATATAATTTACCGTTTCTTGGATGTCCTGAATTACCCTCTCAGAGTCAACCTCCGAGGCACTGACATACTTAAACTCACCGTTGCCTTTATTGACCACCCACCAACCGCCTACTTCTTTTCCTGCGGCCTTAGAGTAGCCCACTAATTGTGGTATGTAACCGAAGCCATCACCCTTCTGTAAAGATTCGAATGAGTCAAACTTGTTAGCGTATGACCAAGGTGATGCAGACTTCACATCATCTATCTTGCCATCCATTTCCATGTCGTACTCACCTTGTATCTCCTGTCCATCAGGTAGCTTGAGTGTAACAGTATCATTATCTTTGAACTCAGCACCTGCTGCACGTAGCAACCCTTTGAACACAGCCTCAACTAGATCACCTAGTATCATGTTCATCAGGAAGTGTGGAGGCAAAGGTATCTTATCTTCAGGATCGTTCTTCTCAAACCACAGTTGGCACTTAGGTCTGCCTATATTAGACATACGTAGCTTGAACTCGTCACGTGGTGGCGAATTAAACTGTTTGTCCAAGGCAGCTTTAACATCGGAGGCAACCTGTTCGGCTACCTCCTCTGTCATAGTAGCTTCACCCTTCATAGCCTTTTGCAAATAGCTAAAGACTTGTAGTTCAGCAGGGTGATTCATTACTCAGCCACTTCCACGAAGTCATTATTGAGTATGTCTTCAACAAGTTTAGCATCAGCAGCCGTATCAATATTGGCACGTTCGTGATGTAAGTCTAAGATCTTACCGTTGCTATACTCAATGAGTTCTAGGAAGTCCTTGAGAGTATCATTGTCTGAAGAGATTAACTCTACAGCATCACCCAAAGAGGCAGTAAACTTACCATATACACCACCACCTGCATTAGTACCAGTAGTACCTTTTAATTTAATGGTAGACATAATTGGTAGCATATTCTTTTTCTTCAATGTACCAAGTACGGCATTCATACTTTTTTTACTATCAGCATTTTTAACATCAAAGACAAATGGTACAGCTTCAACTGCTGCTACTTTTTCTCCTTTTTCATTAATTGGATTATCCATAGTCAAAGTACCATAATAAATACGAAAAATATTTACTGACTTAATAATGTCCTGAACTTCAGCAGGATAAGCATTATACTCTTCCGATGATATGTATCCTGCTTTAGGTCTGCCTAAGTTAAACCCACCAAGATTATCTTTCATATCACCATTGGTACTGTTAACTAGAACAGTCTTTTCCATTTCACCTGTTTCTTTATTAAAGCGTTGATACTGCCATCGTTGAGCAAAGATACGTACCGTAGCAGTATCACTATAAACTGTTTCATCTCCAGTTTCTAGTTTAAAAGAGCCTATAGGTATTGTCTCGGTCTTAACCATCTTACCATTCAGTTCTACTTCACCCATGATTGGTTGCATTTGTTGTAACTTTAAACGTGATATACTTGGCGTGTACTCTTGAGAGGGTGCAGAAGATACACCCATAAGTTCTGCCATTGATTGACCACGTTCATTTGCTATTGCTAGTTCTGTACTCATTCTATATCCTTTTTATAGAGTCTAAGAGATCCTAGTTATACACTATATATCGACTGTGTCAAGCCAATTCTTTCCTATTTTTGCTTCTAAAAGCATAGGCACATTCATCTCAATTCCATATGTCTCCTCTATTATTTTGTTTAAGTCTTGGTTCATAGTCCAGACCATAGATAGCACTAAGTCTTTCTCGTCTGGGTGTACATCTACTACCATAGAATCATGTACAGTATTAACTAAACACGACTTCATGTGTCGTAAACGTTCATGCATTTCATTTAGTACCACTGGCACTACATCACCAGTAGCAAAGCCCTGCACTGGATAGTTCTTTATCATAGTGAAGTGCGTTGGTACACCACTGTGGCGTCTTGTCACATCAGGAAAAGCATACTGTCTGCCTGATACGTTTGTTATCTTGAGCAATCGTAGTGCTTCATCACCTAACTTTCTGTGCCACTTGGCTATGCCTTTATACTTCTCGTTGAAGTGGGTGTAGTAGGTTGCTTCAGCTTTCGTGCGTCCGTAACCGCTTGCCCCAAAGAGAGGAGCGAACGTGTGTTCCTTAGCTTCTTGACGTGTTGTCGGTTGCCCTGCATCAGTAATAACTTTTGCTGTGTAAGCATGTACATCGAAACCATCTGCAATTTCTTGTATCGCTGTGTCATCCTGTGCCAAGAACGCTGCTGTCCTAAATTCGAGTTGTGCAAAGTCGGCCTCCATTATTAATCCATTATCAAATCTTGATACAAATACTTTCTTTACTGGGAATGTTCCCCCTCTAGGCATGTTCTGCATGTTGGGATTTCTTCCACTGAAACGTCCAGTGGCTGTAATATGCTGAGTAAGTCCAACGTGCAGGAAGGAGCTTGCCTTAGTGTAGCTCCGTATTCCGTTGACAAAAGCAGATAGATAACTGCTGATAGCGTTATGACGTTTAAGATCAGAAAGGAAATTAAAAGCCTCGTCCATTTTATTTTGTTTAGCAGTTGAAGAAAGTACATCTAGTTCATCCTTTCCTGTGTTAAATCCATTAGCACTGACCCACTTCTTGCTTGGTGCAGTAAAGCGTAGCCCTGCTATCTGTTGAGTATCCTTTAGTCTGTATCCTTTCGCATCACAATCTTTGCATTTATTAGGTCTAGCAAACTTTGTTCCATCTTTTTTAAGTCGGTATACTTTACCTTGCCCTTCGCAACTAGGGCAGGTGTATGCCGTAGTCCTGTAGATCGGGGACGAGTTGGCTTTAACGGCATCCTTAAACTCTTCTTGTGTCTGTGTGAACTCGAAGAGATCAGCCCATTCCTTCTTGTCGTGTACCCTTCTGGAAAATAAGACTTGCGATTTCTGTTCAGGTGAACGCAGGTTAATCGGAGTGTCGCCCATAACTTCCCTGACTTTCTTTTGTAGCCTCGTTTCAATCTCCGCTTTCTCATTCTCATACTCCTTTGCTACTCGTTCCAACTCTTGAAGATCGACTTTGAATCCTGCCATATAGATTTCGGTAAGGGTTTTGCAGGTATTGAAGGTAACTCTTTTGATTGTACTAAGGGAAGCTGCTTCGGGAAGTGAAAAGTCTCGCTCTTGGGCATGGAACAACTCGCAAGTAGTAAGCAAGTCATGCTCAAGATAGAAGCAGAGTTCTTCCAATGGTATCTCGTTTGTGTTCTTACCTTCTTTGAAATATTTTTTGAGTGTGTCATCCTTCTGTACCTTTAGTTGTCTACGTTCTGCACAAGCCTGGAGGCTCAGTCCGTTTCTCTGTCCACGATCTAGTATATACTCAGCAAGCATGGTGTCATAGATGTCACCGTCATACCTGAAGCCACACTCCCACAGCCACATTAAGTCGTGCTGTGCGTTGTGCATAATCAGCAACTTGGTATTGTCCAACGTCCACTGTATGTCTAGCCTGTTGAAACCTGTGTCATCTTTAGATTCATTATGATCTAGTGTCTTGATAGTGAGGGTAGCTTTAGGGTCATCAGCATCTAGCATACCCACTTGTACCAAATGATTAGTAGGTTCAAACGGATCAAGGTGTACCTTATCGTCACGCTTGGTGACAGTATTCTCTACGTCTAGCACTAGTCTCATCTTCTGTATATACCACGCTTAACATCGAGCAGAGCAGGTATCCTACCATGCCAACCACTAAGTTTATTCTTTGCTATGTTGATATATCGCATACCATTATTTTCCTCTCCTTCTACTTCAGCCGACATTCCGATCAGTATCATCAAGTCAGCTTCAGCAGCTTTACCTGTCTTACTTCCTTCAAGCATCGACATGTTAGGAGCAGTCTTATCTTGTGCTTCAGCAGATAATTGAGACATCCAAAACACAGCACAATTATATTCTTTTGCAATGTTACGTGCATGTATAGCTGCAATCCTAAGAGTTATATCTGGACGATCATTAGAGTTTGGTGGAGCAAACTTATCTCCCATATCCAGTACAACAATGTCAGGTCTTTCCTGCTTAACAACGGACTCAACCCAAGCCATATCTTTACCAGTAGAATCTTTGATGTTTATTTTATCAGCTACAGGTTTATACCTAGACCTAGCCAGTGCTATATTATTTGGCAGTTCTTCTTTAATACACATCTTAGAAGATGCACCTATATAACGTAAGACTACACGGTTATATGCTTCTTCATTAGTAAGCAGTATACACTTAGCACCTTGATGTGCGAAGCCACCTTCTGCTGCTATAAGAGAGGCGTGAAAAGAAGTCTTACCAGTATTAGGTCTAGCACCAACCACAATAAAATGACCGCCACTGATTCCTTCCACCCTATCAGCCAAGGGAGGGATGTTAATCTTCCATCTGGTTTCTTGCTGAGATAGAGCAAGCACAGTATCAAAACTGTGATCATCCCACTCGATACGTGTATTTGGAGTAAAGTCATCTTTGTATTCCTCTAATAGTTTACGCAGTGGTTCAAGACTATTTTCTGTACCATTTACAAAGTCAAAACCTAAGTTAGCTACACGATCACCGACATGCTGTTGAAACAACTGTGACAACGTGTCATTTGCTATCTCCTGTTTGATAGGTTCAGCTATCTCGATACGCTTGAATAGATCTTCATATGCTGTACGTGTAGCGGTGGTCATGCTTGCATTGATACGGTTAAACACAGCTTGTAAGTCAGACACAGTGAAGTCACTGTCATATGTTTCCATAGCTGCATCTAATGCTTGCTTAATCTTACGCACATCTTTACTAAAGATCTTATCAGGGCAGCGTATACCCTTGTGTTGATTGTAGAACTCTCTATCTAGTAGAGTCTTTATCAGTGCTAGTTCCATCATCTTTGTTTATCTCCTCTCGTTCCTTCGCTCTTCTTCGTTCTTCATCATCGAATGACCTAA